AACGGAAACAGAGGAAGCAACAGGCTAGGCGTTGCAACTCCAGCCACTTGGGAAGACAATCAACATTTAGCCACATTTTACGCAACAACAACAAATCAATTTATAAATGTGGACGGCACACAGATCGCCACTAAATCAGGGCTTACAAGTGTAACAGCAAGTTATAAACTGCTAGGTGCTACAAGTGTAGGTGGAGCATTTTTCGGCGGTGCAATTCAAGAAATTGTTGTTTTTCCGTCTGACAAATCCAGCTTTCGCACCTCCATCGAAGAAAATATCGGCGACTACTTCACCCAAAACACGCCATTGCTCGACACGTACAGCGGAGCAGCAGCCGCGTATTCACTGCGTAAACTTCGCACGGCTTACACAGGTGACGCGGTAGAGGTTTACAACGGGTCAAGCTACGCTGACATCGGCTTCAATGTATTCGGTGAGTTGGATACGGTTGCACTGGCTGACCACTGTGGGTCGAATGACGGGTTTGTATCGAAGTGGTATTGTCAAAGCGGGAATTCAAACGACGCAGTTCAAACGAACACCGCGAATATGCCGAAGATTTACGACGGCAGCACGGGCGTGGTGACTAAAAATGGAAAGGCAGCAATATTGGGTGTTTCTTCATCGAGTGTTTTATCGATTGCAAACACCATAAATTTTTCTGATTTCGGCTTAGTGCACGTATATGAAGAAAAAAGTAACAACCTAATGACTTGGGGGCTTAACACGTCTAGATATTATTACCACGCTGGCGCAAACCATACAATTAATGGGATGATTAACTTTGCCTCAGGGCTAACAAATGGAGATTATGTTTTGGATTTCGCCAATAGAAACTCAGGGGCTGTAGAAGTTCATTTCAACGGTGCGAGCATTGCAACAGCAACGAATACGGGAGGATATAGCTTCAAACACTTATTCAATGCTCATAATTTGACCTTTGGATACACCGCACCAATGCAGGAGTTTATTTTGTGGACATCCGACCAATCCGACAACCGCACCGACATTGAATCCAACATTGCAACCTTCTACGACATAACAATATGAACGGCTATATCATAGTACTACCAACGCCCACGCAGACAAGCGAAGCACGGGCAAAGCAAATTACCCGCGAGCTTTATAACATCTCTCGACCCGTTCTCATCCAAGCAGAGTGGGAAGTCGATTCAGCCGTCTTTGGTATCGTGGTGCACCCTGACGGAGTACAGAACGCTTTGCAAGTGGATACCGAGTATCTTATAAACGTACACCCAGCGGCAACGCTGGAACGGCTCGTTGCGTGCTTCCCTGAGCTTTCGAATGATGAGCGGTACAGCCTTAGCAGTTACGTGCAAGTCAATCAAAAGTTCCCGTTCGGGCATATCGTGCCGAGCGATACAACGATTCGAACGCAGGAATATATGGTTGAGAATGGTTGGTTTCCCGATGAGCCAACCGATGAAATTTAAATTGAGTAAATTGCACGCATGAAGGTAACGATACAAAAACCATACAACAAAGGCGGCTGGAAATGGCCCGCCGGAAAGGTTGTAGACGTTTCAAATAAGTTTGCCGCAAAGCTTAAAAAAGGCGGCTATCTAGACAAGCCCGAAAAAAAAGAATCAAAAAAAATTAAAGAGTAATGGCACAAACAACAGGCATTATCAATTCGTCGAGCATTCGGGTATTTCTTGGAACAACAGACGACTCGGAAGTAGTAGTTGACCACGTAACCGAATGCAGCATTTCGTTGACCACGGATATGCGCGATATTACCACAAAGACAAGTGGCGGTTTTCGTGAGCTTTTGCCGGGCTTGAAGTCGGCCAGTATGAGCGTGAGCGGCCTTTTTGCCGAGGACGCAACAAACGGATACAATGCGCTTGTAGCGCACCAAATTGCAGGCGAAAAGCTTTTTGTAATCTTTACGAATACCGGAGGCGGAGCAACTGCAAACGCAGGCGACGAGCAATTTGATATTGAAGGTTATATCTCAAGTCTTGAGCAAACCGCAGGCGTAGAAGACAACGTTGGCTTTTCTATGACTATCGAAGTAACGGGCACAGTTGTACGTGATGTAATTACGTAATATCTTTGCCACATGGTAGAGATAAAACTAGACGGTAAAACATTCCCAATCCGTGCAACGATGCGCGCTTGGCGAAAGTTTGAAGATGCAACAGGTAAAAAGGTGGCGGACGTTGACAGCAACGACGTTACTTTAATTCCTGAGCTGGTTTATTATTTTGTGCAGGAGGGTTGCAAAAGCCAAGGCATGGCGTTCGAAATGGACGTTGATGATTTCTTTGGTATGATAGAAATATCAGACTTGCAAAAACTCAGCGAAGCCGTGGCGAAAGTCATGGGCGGCACACAAAAAAAAACAAAGGCCAAGGCAAGCCGTTGACATGGGATGAAATTGAGGAAATGGGGTTAGGCCAATTGCGTCTAACCCCTTTTTTGCTTTATGGTTTGACGTTCGCAGAGTTTGGCAACGCAATGGCGGGGCACTACAAAGAAATCGAAGAACGGGAAAAAGCGGAATGGGAGCGCACGCGGTGGCTGGCAGCAATTACAATTAACCCACACGTAAAGAAAAGGATAACCCCGAAAGACTTGGCAACCTTCCCATGGGAGAAGAAAGAAAAGGCCGCCGACGGAATTGGTATCTTGCGACAGTTAGCAAAGTAAAGCAATGGCAAAATTAGGCGATTTAATTGTAAGGGTTGGTGCGGATACCACGCCGCTAAATACTGCACTGGGCAACGTTACGAAAACGATGCGCCGCGAAACGGGCAACATCCAAAAGCTTGGCCGTAATATGAGCATGGCGATAACTGCGCCACTGGTTGCCATTGGTGCAACATCGTTCAAAGTTGCTGCCGATTTTGAACAATCAATGGCGAAGGTGAAGGCCGTTTCAGGTGCGACAGGTGACGAATTTAAAAGCCTTCAGGATAACGCCAAAGAGTTAGGACGTAGCACACGATTCACGGCTTCAGAAGTTAGCGCGTTACAGCTAGAATACGCAAAGTTGGGTTTTTCTGCTAACGAAATTACAGAGGTAACAGAAGCAACTTTAAACCTTGCACAGGCGACCGGGTCAGACTTAGCGCAAAGTGCCGAGGTTGCAGGTGCAACACTTCGCGCGTTTGGTTTGGACGCATCAGAAACAGGCCGCGTAACTGACGTAATGGCGGCAAGCTTTAGCACGTCGGCCCTTGACTTGGATAGCTTCCAAGACTCCATGAAATTTGTTGCCCCGGTTGCAAAGGCGGCAGGCGTTTCATTGGAGGAAGCCACGGCGATGCTTGGACAGCTTGCCAATAACGGTATCAAAGGCAGCACGGCAGGCACGTCATTGCGTAGGATATTGCAAGAGATTGCAGGCACAGGCCAACCGTTTGCCGAGGCCATGAAAAAGAGCGCCGACGAAGTTATAAACTTGGCCGATGCAAAGGATGAGGTAGGCCGAACGGCTTCAAGTGCGTTCCTTGTTTTAAAGGAAGGCATGGGCGACGTGGCAGGACTTACCACCGAGCTGCAAGGCGCAACGGGTGCAGCGTCTGAAATGGCCGCAATCATGGACGACACTGCCGAGGGCGCGATGAAGCGTATGCAGTCGGCAATTGAGGGCGCACAAATTGAGATAGGCACGGCGCTTGCTCCTATCATGATTAAGCTTGCTGAAATTGTTGCAAACTTAGCGCAGAAGTTTAGCGAAATGAGCGACGGCGGGCAGGCTATGGTATTTGCTTTGTCTGCCGTGTTTGGTGCAATTGGCCCGGTGCTTGCATTGCTGCCAAGCTTTACCGCAGGATTGAAAGCCGCTAAACTTGCTTTTGCATCGTTAAATATGACAATGCGCGCCAATCCTTTCGGCGTGGTTGCAACGGCCATCGGTTTGGTTGTTGGTGCTATTATCATGCTAAACAATGCAAGCAGCGAAGGCAGCAGCAAGGTGGACGACCTCAAGAAAAGCCTTGGCGGGTTGGATTTGAAGCAGCAAAAGGCAGCGATTGAAGGCGCGGCAACATCTCAGAAAGCATACGTTGAACAACTCAAAGAGGAGCGCGATACCATTCTAAAACTTGCACCGTATAAAAGAACTGCCAACAGTCAAGCGGGCCGAGACTTAAAGAGGCTTGAAGCAGCGTTAGAAACTGCAAACGCCGATTTAACGGCAATGCTAGGCCTTGAGGAAGGTGTAGCAATAAAGTTGAAAGCAACGGCAGACGAAGCCAGCGACGCAGGTGAAAATATTGAAACGCTTGGAACAAACACCAAGACAACAACAGACGAAACGCGCGAGCTAAACCAAACTTTGGGATTTCTTTTCAATACGTTAGAAGAAACACCAAACGAAAACATTTGGAAACCAACAGAGGACGGCGCAAAAGACTTAACGCAGACGCTTGGCCACTTGTTTAACAAGCTGGAACAAATGCCGAGCCTGAATGAACCGCTTACACAGGCAGAACAAGACTTTAATAATTTTGCTGAATCAGTAAGAATAGCAATTGAAGGCGCAGCAGAAAGCGCAGCAATTGGGTTTGGCATGATGTTGGGCGAAGGCATTGCAACGGGCCAAGGAATGAAGGGCGTGGGAGCAATGTTGTTAGGCGTGTTTGCAGATTTGGCTATTCAATTGGGAACGCTTGCCATAGGTTACGGTATTGCAATAGACAGCATCAAAGCAGCTTTAGCAAGTATCAACGGAGTTCTTGCCGTGGCTGCTGGTGTGGCGCTTGTTGCTTTAGGTGCAGGAATAAAGGGAGCGATAACAAAACGCGCAGAAGGTGTAGGAATTCCCGCTTTTGCCGACGGCGGTATAGTTTCAGGCCCTACGCTTGGCCTTGTGGGTGAGTATCCCGGCGCGAAAACTAACCCTGAGGTGATTGCACCACTTGACAAATTGCGGGGGATGTTAGGCGGGCAAAGCGTGCAAGTTACCGGCAAGATTTCAGGCCGCGATATATTGTTAACGAGTGAAATGAGCAGTATAGACCGTAACCGAGTAAGAGGGTACTAATGTCAGATATTAGATTTTTTGGAGAGTTTCGCGATGAACTGGGCACAGATTGGCGTATCAACCTACGCGATACTGCTTACAGCGGCACAACTTACGAGGTAACCCTAGGCGCTGAAGGCTTCCAATTGCGTTACACAGGCGACAGCGAAAACCGATTTCAACCTGTTATTGGTTCATCAGTCACATTCACCGTTCTTAATGATGGCGGACAATTTGAAACTTTTTTAAATACCGTTCTCCCTGCTGCCGAGGAAGGGCGGATGCAAGTGGAAATCCGCAAAGACCCGGACGGATTGAATACGCTTTATTGGGCGGGTATCATTGCAGCCGAACAAATCGAGCAGGAAGATGCACCAGCGCCAAACCTTGTAAATATCAGAGCGAGTGACGACTTAGCCAATTTGAAAGAAACTAAATTTATACAAAGTTCGGGCGGCTTTAGTATAGTACAGCCAGCACGCGCGGCCATTATGAGCATTTTTAATCAAATGCGAACGACCAACCTTTGGGCAAGCGGCGCGGCGTTCTTTCGATACGTCAACGACGTAGAAATGGAGGACTACACCGGCACGGATTGGCTTAAAGATGTTACTTTATATAACCCACTAGTA